TGGGAGGCTTTGATGATGTATCAACAGGTCCACCCGCAGGCGGTAATGCAGCAGTAGGATCTTCTACTGGTAAGACTGGAGTATCCATCAGTTCACCTGATTTTTTCTCAGCGTCAATTTGGATTCTAATCTCTTCCATTTCAGCTTCTGTCTGCTGTAGGATCTGACGTTTGACATGATCGTTGGAATAATATACTCCAAGGAAAGGTTGCATTCTCTCTACGAGATTTAACCTCTCACCAATCATTTCAATTTCTTTTAGTTCAGTGAAATGGTTATCGAACAGGAAGTCATATTGAATATGCTGTTCCATCATCTCCCAGTCATCTGTGGTGATAACACCTTTCAGAATGAGTTGTGTCTTCAACATATCATTGAAGAGATGTGCGAATTCTTTACGCAACCTTCCGACAAATTTTACGAACTTAAGTTCATCACGCAGGATCTCATTAGAACGTCCAAGACTAAATCCCTTTTCCTCGCCCACGCGAGATGGTGGGAGGTTAAGCGATTTGTAGAGTTTCTTCAGGAAGTATTCAACGTCCTTCAGTTCTCCAAGGTTTTGAGCACCCGGAAGTGTAGTGATTTCTGTTCCCCTACCACCTTCACGGCGAGGCAACCAAAAATCTTCCAGCATACTCATGAACTTTTTGTCGTCACGAATTTCACCAGTGTTAGCGTCATACACTAACTTGTTTCTGTAGCGAGACATAACCTCTCTGAGGTATTGCTCTGCTTTTGCTTTAGGAAGATTGCCAACATCAATGTAGAAAATTCTACGTTCTGGTGCTCTTGACATTCTGTAGATAACCAAAGAATCTTCAATCATTCTCAATTGGTTAACTGCCTTCAATGCCTTATGAAGATAAGACAATGGAAGGTTATTATTCATGTCAAGCAAACCTGATGACACAAATGTAATTGCGTCAGGAGCAATTTTTACTCCTAACTGATCGTTGCCTGCAATTGAAACTGTTGCTTTACTATTGAATACACCCTTAGGGTTATACAAATAATACTCAGTAATACTTCCATAATCAACTTTTCCATTACTATCTGTAGCAGGAGAAGCTGACTTTTTAACCTCACGCATTTTTTTGATCTTTAGAGGATCAATGTAGCGGAGTTCTTTAATACCCTCAGTGGGTTTGTTTACATCAATTACCTTATGATAATACAGTCTGCCATCAATGTACCAACGCCTAAAAATGTGGTAGCATTTTTTGTCAAACTTAATTAGTCTTTTAAGTTCTTTAAATTCTTCTCGAATTCTCTTCTTGATTGAGTCGCTTACTTCAAGATTAGAGAGTTCAATTTCTACTGGTGAATCATCACCATCAGCAACGATTGCTTCGTTGACTACTTCATCAATCGCAGAATCTACTTCTGGATGTAATGATACCTCACGATATTTTCTGATCTGCTCAAATTCATTTTTTGAGATACCTTCAATATCGACATATTGACCGTAATAACCTCCAGCAGAGATTGTTACGGTCCCATCATCGTTATTGGGAGCAACAGGAGATACTAACCCCTGCTGCTTCTTTTTCTTTTGATTATCTTTGTCTAAAGAAAATCCGAATAACTCCGCCATTGTATAAATGAAACTACGTTTTACTGTAGTTATTTATCACGTAATTGAACTTGCCCCTACGTCATCGGTTTCCCACCAGTCATACTGGAATTCAACTGTATACTCAGCAACAGTATTATTGTTGTCATATGACAAGTCAATCTGAGCAATATTGCTTGGGAAAGCGTTGTTGAATTTATAGGATCTTACGATATTATGAGGATCGGAAGGATCATCTCCAGAAGCAGTTCCTCTACCAAGTTGATCAACTTGTAAAGTAGAAGCGAAACCTGAAGTATATCCAGCGCCGTCGTCATGCTTATTCAAACGATCCATCCACTTCTCAAAGTATCCTCTGAGTGACATGTCTTCGTCAGCCATTACGGTAACAGTCCATGATTCAAACGTTCTGTCTCCAGGAAGTTTGATAACTCTACCTCTGAAAGGAACTTCTACAGTTCCAACACTACTGGCAGGGACACCAGCAGAACGACATAGGAATGAAAATTTGCCATCACCAGATTTTACATCCTCAGCACCATCAATAGAATTAATGTTTGCCTCAAGATCTACTACGCTTACGCGGAATAGATTAGGACGAAGCCCGTAACCAATTTTTCCTTTAAATGCAGTTAAGTTTGCCATTGTTTGATTATCTCCTTATTTGTATTTATTGTTAATCAAACTCTACCAACTACTTCGTCAAAACTAACACCAGTGCGGGTAGCAACGAATGTAAGAGTGATGAAGTTAATTGATCTAGAAGGCTTGATATAAATGTCAGCAACAAATTCATTTCTGTCGATAACATCGGCAGTGTTGTTTGATTCATCAGCAACTACGAGGAAATCAGTCATGCCTCTTCTTGCTTGAATGTCACGCATGTAGTTGTTTACTTGCGTAGCAAAGTTATTACGAGTAGTTGTATCATTCAACTCAAAGAGTACACTCTTGGAGAAGTCTTTGATTGTTCTCTCAAGAATGAGGAACAGGCGGCGAACGTTGATACGATCGAATGCGGAAGGACTGCGGAGAGCAGTTTTGTCTCCGTAAAGAACGATACCCTGACCAGGGAATGAAACGATAGGATTGACACGCTTTCCGTAAAGTTCATCTCTCTGTGCTTGATTAGGATTGTAAGCAATCTTAATCGCATTTCTCAAGTTACCTCTGTTGAAACCAGCAGGGGAGAACCATGCTTCAGCAGTATCGGCAGCATTTACACAAAGACCAGCAACATCAGCATCACATGGGATCCAACGATATGAATCATTAAATCTATCGTAGATATACTTATAGTTGTTAGAGAAAACAGCGTATGAAGAACTATCGCTGATTGATTCAAAGAATTCTATAACGTTTTCTGTTTGAGCAGCACCAGTAGAGGCACCAGATCCAAGAACGTCAGATTTTTGTGGTGAAACAAGAGTGATACAATCCTTTCTAGTATTAGCAAGGTTGATCAGTGAGTTTGCTTTTGCAAGACTTGAAGGACCAGTGAGGATATAATCAATCAACATGGTCTCAGTGTCGGAGAAGACATCAAGATATGTTTGAGTTTCGTTTCCTACACTGTAATTCTGATAGTCAGTACCACCACCCAATGTGTAAGACTTGGGTCCGTAGAGTTTAAAGATGCTTGCTGGAGTAGCGGCATCAGAAATATCTACACCAGAAGCAGGTGTGTATACTGCAGTATCTTCGTAAGCAGTTACATAGATATACTTTGAACGACCTTTGATAACGTTCTTGAAGAAGTTACCTTCTCCTTCTGTAGTCTTAGCACCAGGTGCTTTTGATACGAAAAGGATTTTTTCAATAATTGTATTTGCTGTTCCAGTAATACCACCAGTTGCATCGATGACTGCAAAATGAATTTCATCGTTAGCACCACTTCTAGTCGAAGCATAAGGCGAAGTGCCAGGACGAGGTGCGATTGCACTCCACTTAATCAAACCAGCAACAGCATACTGCTCGTCATACCAGCTAGTAACACCGTCAACGTTTTCTGTGCTTACTGTTCCATTCTTAACGAACTTAGCAGAACCAGCGTCGAGAACAACAGCAACTTTCGTTGTGTCTCCACTGTTTGTTTCGTATGCAACTCCAGTAGCAGTTCCGTCAGTAACTGCGTCTCCTGCTGAGAATGCTACACCGTTAGCAAGTGTCAGAATTTGATCTGCACCAGCATCGATTGATATAACCTTAAGTGAATTACCCCATGTTCCAGGAGTTTTGGAAGCAAATTCGTAGGCTTGTGAACTACCTTCAAAATTAGATTCGTAATCAGCTAAGTTATTGATGTTTACTGATCCTGCACTTGTTGCATTAGCGTTAGTTAAAAATCCAGAAGCAGAACTGGAAATTCTTGCTACCTGAAGATTGCCACCGTAGTTAAGAAACTCGGAAGCAGTGAACCAAAATTCGTAGTTGTCTGCGGTTGGCTTACCGAAAGTTGCAACTAGTTCTTTCTCGTTTGTGATTAATTTTGCAACGCCTACTTCGCCTTTCGTGAAAGGACCAGCAATAGCGCCGACATTGGTAGATGTTTCTTGGAGACGTGAATTAGTAAAATCGCGCTCCTGAACAATAATACCTGGCGATGATTGAGATGCCATCTTTTACCTCTAAAGTTCAGATTTTATTCTGTGATTATTTATGAAATCCTATGTTTCAACTGGGGAAACAATGCATGAACTACCAGTCTGGATAACCTATTTCAGTAAAACGATCTTTCTTTTTTCTAGTCTCTACAACTCTTTTAACTGTGCAGTCTTTACATTCGTAAGAGTATGCTGATAATGTCGATCTTCCTTTCCTAGTTCTATAAAAATCTGTGAGTAAATCTTTCACCTCACCACAAGATCTACATTTCCTTTCTTTCCATAAAAGATGTTCTAATTCAAACTCTTCTTCAAAATCCATTATTCCAAACGTTCAAATTCAAATAATCCGTTTCCAGGTTCTGTTCCCCAAACAAAATCTCCGGTATCTACATTATATCCAGTATCCAAAGAACGATATAAAGATCCATTAAATTGAATAAAAGATTCAACTCTTGCATTGTTTATAATACATTCACCTTTGACTGAACCTGTCCACCAATTACCATCATATTTCCATTCTAAAATACAACTAGGATTTCCAGTTTCTTGATTGATGGGGTGAGTAATTACAGTAGTATCATTAGTATATTCATATGTAATATGATAATGACGATATGGATCATCTTCAGTCTTATAATTATACCATTGCTTTAATTCTAATAAATTATTTTCCAATCTAGAATATAAAATATTAATTTGTGGCCATCTACTAGGTTCTGAGAATGCTTGCATTTTGTTGAGGTAACGTCCCACAATCATCTCATCAAAAGAACAGTTCATTAGTTATACGAACCCATGTAAGTAAACTCTGATGATACATCACCATACTCATCCAAGAACCAACGATCACCATCCTTATCTACAAAACTTTCTTGATCTTCTAGACCATCAGAAATAAATCCGAAGGGTGACATATCTTGATCAATTTGATTTTTTTGCTCATCGTAAATTCTTTGACGAACATCATTATCCGTCATCTCTTTAAAATAATCTTGTACTGCTAACCAGCAGAAGATAACTAGACACATTGCAAGGTCATCATGACATCCTTCTTCTGCTTCAAAAGACTGACTCTTTTGGATGAATGTAGTCAACTCACTGATAGTATCGTAATCTGGGATTATAAGTTTATCATCTTCAATAAAAGTTTTTAAGTTTAGACATCCAACCTTCTTCACAGTCTTAGACATCTTCACACCCAACTGTGTTTTCTTTCCAGAAAATCCTGTGCCTACAATTTGTCCTGCTCGCCCTCTCATGGCACACATTAAAATATTGTCATACTCCAAATCAAAATGCATCATCGATGCTATCTGATCTCCAATATCATTTACTTCCGTTAAAACATATGCCCTATTATATCCCTTTGCCATATCAGTGATAATGGTTGGGAACATCATAGGTTTGATTTCGTTATTCTTATAACGTGCTACCAACCTGTAAGGGAACTTTGTAATGTCAAAAACCAAAAATGCGCTATAATCACTGCCCACACCACGGGC